AAGTTTGTCGCCAACGTTTATATCGCCGATTGAACCTGATGTGTTGACTGTGCCGCTGATGGTGCTGTCGCCCTCGTCGCTGTCTTCGTCAACGGCGGTCGCGCCGCTTGTGTCAACGGTCAGTCCGCCAACTGTGGTTGGCACTCTGTTGACTGTGTTGGCATTCGCAATTATAGGCAACACTTGCAGCAGTAATGTGTTGGTATCTTCGTTATACACCACGCTGCAACCGTTGCTGCTCGCACTCTTGTCGGTCTCCGGCTTGATGGTTACGCCGCTCACTCTGCCGCTGAAGTTCTTCACGTTCTTTACCGCGCTCGGAAGCTGCCACAGTGGCACTGTGCCGTCGCTGTCAAGCGACGCTATGCCGTTTGGCGCGCCCACCAATTCCTGAACTTCGGTTAAGTCGTTTTGAATTTTCGGGATAGTGTCGTTCTTCAACTGCTCGGTATAGGCATAGTTGTCGTGAGCGTTCAAGGTTGCAATGTCCTTTGTGTGCTGCTCTATGCTATCCTGCATTTTGGGCAGAACGTCGTTCTTCAACTGCTCGGTGTAAGCATAGTTGTCGTGAGCATTTAAGGTAGCAATGCTCGCAGTGTGCTGCTCTATAACTTTGGCGTTCGCGTCGGCGGTTTTCTGCGCGTTTGTTGCTGCATCGCCTGCATTGCTCGCTGCCGATGCGGCATTGCGAATGTCGGTCGTCGTGTCCTCCTTAAACTTCTCGTATGCCGCTTCATGCTCGGTCAGCGCAGTGTTAACTTCATTCAAACGCGCTGTCATTTGCGTAACGGCTTCGGCATACTCGCTGCTGTCAATCACGACTTGTCCGCTCTTGCCGCTGAGCTGCACCCACTCGCCGCCGTCGCCGATGAACACTCGCGCCGGAAATGCGTCGCCGCTCGCGTCGTCGCTCTCTCCGGCTACCAATGCCCACCAACCGTCGTGCGGTTTGTCATAGGCTGCTTTCAGCTCCGCGGTGTTCTTGAACAAGCCTTTGCTTGGTCCCTTGATGTTCCTTGCATCAAGCCAGCCGCCAATAGTGAGGTTGCCGGCAACTGTTGCCGCGCCCACCACTTTGGCATTGCCGCCAATGGTCGCGTCGCGTGTCACCGCCAAATCTCCGTCAATAGGAGTTGTTTTTATTGAACTCATTCTATTAAGCTGTTTGCTAATTCGGTTAATAATTTACTTTTCTCTGCTTCGCCTATCGTCGTCAGCACTAATGCCGCCGCCATATAGACTACTGCCTTGTAACAGCGTTTGCATATCTCCACGCCGCCGTCTTCGTCTATCTCCGGATAGGGCAGATAAACCGCTTGCGCCACGGTCGCGTCTTCGCTCTTGCATGAATAGAACTCCAACGCTCGCCCCTCCGGTCGCATGACGATGGCACACACAGGCTTCTGCGCTGTGCCCCTCACGCCCTTAAACCTCGAAGACTGCTTGCTGTATTCCGCGTCGCTCGGTGAAATCGCTGCATAGACTGCGCGCTCCCAATCGTCCATCTTGAATACCACAAGCCGCATAAAATCGTCAGGGAGCAAAGTCCATCCGCTTTCAAGTTCACACCAACACACCGACTCGCCAAAGGTGTGTCCACCCTCAAGCAAATACACCGGTGCTTTGCTCTCAACTCTCTCTATCGCTTCTAATACTTTGCTCCTGACAATCTCGTCCAACGTCAACGTGTCTATATCCTCTACCGCTACAAGCTGCTCGCTCGTCACGTTCTCATCAATCGCAATTTTGATGTCCCTGACTACTTTGAGGATATTGTATATCATCGCCTTGCGCTGTTACTGTTTACACCCAAACGAATTTCACGCCGTTGGCTTTGCCGATGGTTTCGGCTGAAGCTTTGCTGCGCACTTGGCGATTGGCTACACCAAACTGTTCTTTCAGATAGGTTGCTGCGTCTTCAAGGCAAGTAACCTCTACAAGCGTCATATTTGCGTCGTCTTCGCTTTCGGCTGCTTTGGTGGTAACTTCTTCATCCTCGGTGGCTGTGTTCGATTCTGTGGCTTCTGAGGTGGCTTCTTCGCCCTCTTGCGCTTCCGCTTCCTCTGTCACTGCCATAGGCGCGTCGGGAATGTCGGTCACTGCCGCAGGTTCTTCGATGAATTCCTCGCGCTCGGATTTCTCCTCTTTTTCGGGGTTGCGTTCGAGTTTGATTTTGTTTGCGCCAAGCAATGCGGTTTCACTCATCTTCACAATGCGTCCGCTCGCAAACAATGAGCTGTTCTCAATGGCACTTTGGTAGATGGGGTTGGAGGTGGTGAACGTTGCAGGGTTCACACCATAGGCGGTGACGGTGCCGCCGGTGAAAGGTACGCGAAGTGTGGTCTTGCCAAGTTTGATTACGGCAACATATTCCATTAGTGTGGGCGTACCATAGGTAACTTTCTTATTTTCCATATCGTTATGAGTCTGTTAGAATTAAGGGCGGACGGCTCGTTTCGTCCATCCGCCCTTGGTTAATTATTTGATTTATGAGCTACTGCCTTGGGTTAAGCTGCAAGAATGTCACCGGCATATTCTACCCATGCGCCACTCTTGTATTGCCACATCTGACCGGCTACTGCATCGCTTGCGATACCTGCGCAATCAGCGAGGAGGTAATATACTTTGCCCTCGGTGGGGTTCTCAGGTGCTTCTGAGCTGTCCCACATTGCAAAGGTGACTGCACCCTCGTTGGCTGCTTCGCCCTCGCCGTCAATCCAAATATGGCAAGAGCCTTTGAGTGCTACTGCATCCCAAACAAGCAATGCTTCGCGTGATGCTTCTTCACCCTCTACGCGGTCTTTCGCACTGTGCTCTGCCGAGTAAACGTAGTGTACAATGCGGTCGGGTGCGATAAGCGCGCCGGAGTTCGACCAACCAAGACGGTCAAGGGTAGGCTCGTGCTTGATTTCGATGTCGCCGAATACGGTGTGGAGGTTGGTGACTTTCCAACCCCATTGGCTGGTGACAATTGAAATTTGAATTTCGGGGTGCTTGCTGTAATCAATGCATTGGATGTTCTCCAAGAAGTTTTTACCTGCAAGGAGTGTAACCGACTTGGGCACGTCTTCACCGGTGTATGCCATCTTGGTGAGTGCAATAAGTTGCTCAATAGTCCACTTGCCGGTGTGCTGAAGTTCTTTGCGGAACTGCCAACGAATACCCTCGGTGGTGTACACGGTTTGAGCACCGAGTTTGGTGTCAACGGTGAACTTGCTTGCACGTCCTGCCCAAAATGTGCGGTTGGCTTTTACCTTAAAGTTCCAAATGGCTGACTCTGCAATGAGTGCCTTTGAGTAAGGAATACGTTTGCGCACTGCATCAAGGTAGTCTGATACTACTTGGTTCATGCCGCGTTTTTGTGCGTAAACCTTAGTGGGTTGGGGAATGATAAGGTCGGGGGCAACTTCTTTTTGGGTTTCGTAGAGTGCGTTGGAAAGAAGCACGATAGTTGTGCCGGCAGGGATAGCTACCATTGTACAGGTTTCATCGGCTGCATTGTCTTTCGGTCCGTTCACTGCGTGTACCACGGGGTTGCCTGTCACGGTGTCACGTCCGGTCACAAAGAGCATAAGGTCTTTGCCCACAGTTTTGGTTTTGCCGTCGGCTGCATATCCGTCAACACCTTTTACCAACAGTGTGGCGTAGGCTTGGGGAAGTTTGCGGTCGGCATTGCCCAAAGGAAGCACGGCTTGAAGCTCGCCTGCTTCTACTGCTGCGGTGGTGGTCACCGATGCACGAGGCTCGTCAATCATGTAGTGCTCAATTTCGGGTGAGCTAACTTTCACTTTTTTGGCTTTGAGCACAATTTGGGTTAAGGGGGTGTCGTCACCCTTAATCTTAAAGAGTTCTTTGTCGATGTCGGTTTCAATCATGTGACCGCCCTCAATGCCGTCTGTTGCATTTGCCACGTTGCTCACGGTGGCTGCTGCACCTGCGACTTGCGACTGAACACCGGCAGTGCCGCCGGTGGGTGTTAAGGTTGCGCCGTTTTGTACGGCTACAGTTTCAACAGTTGTTTCTGCCATTGTTATTTACGATTAAAATTAAACTATATTCTTACTTCGTGTCACGAATTATGATGTGTCCTTTGCCATTGCCTATGCCGCCTGATGCGTTCGCCACATTGCTCACGGTCGCACACGCGCCGTAAACCTGCGTCCTCGCTCCGGCTGTTCCTCGGCTCGGCTCTATTCTGCTACGGTTGATGAGCTTTACTACTTCTCCGTCCATCGCTTAGGCTTGGCTTGCAAGGTCAAAGATTGAACCGCTGCGGTTAGATTGCTGCTGCGGTGCCGGTGTGCCGTTCTTGCCGTCAAGCACTGCGGTGCCGTCGCCCCCTTTGGGTTTGCGTAGCTTTTCCTCTATCTTGGTGTTGCGTCCGCGCACTTCGCCCTCGTCGCCTGCTGCTGCCACGTCTTTGTCGTAGTTGATGGCGTTGAGCATTAACTTGATGGTTTCGGGTGCAAACTTGCCTATCACTGCGTCCGATGCGATTTGAAGCAACTTGCCGACGGCAGCGTCAAGGTCGTCGTCGCTCAACCCCTCGCTCTGCTGCATCTGCTCCAAGGTCTGAAGCGACTCTGCCAAGTTCTTCTTATAGGTTTCTTCAAGGTCTTTCTCTTTGGCTACGCGCTCAACATATTCTTTGTTGGCTTTCGCCATCTCCTCCTGCCTTTCGGGGTCGTCAATAATCTCCTTGATTTCCATTCCGTAATGGCGCACAAGGTTCACGGCAGGGTCAGTGCCTTTACTCCAATCGGTCAGAAATCGCGCGCTTCTCGGGTCGGACGAAAACATCTTGCCAAGCTTTTCCTCGCGGTCACGGTAGCCGCTAACTTGGTTATCGTATTCGTCGTAATCATCGCCAATCTGACCGTACATCGCTTCGTCGTCGTCGAAGTTCTTATCAGCATACTTCGCTTTCAGACGCTCCTGCATCTTCTCGCGGTTGCTCTTAACTGTACTGTTATCAGCCATATCTCTGTTAGTTAAAATGAGTTGTTACTTTCTTAGGGCAAATATACCGCGCTTATTTCGGGTGCTCTCTTTATCTTTTAATTCTCATATTAGCTATCTTAGCATTAGTAATTACCCCTAAATATCTAAAACCCCTTTCTCTGCTCAATGAAATACTTTGGCTCTATCCTCGAATTTACCGAAGAACGTAACAACGACCTGCTGCGCGCCTATCGCCGCCAACTCGCTCGTGTGAAATACATTAAGACGCGTGATATTTTCGAAGCCGTCGTTGACACTCCCTCCGCTCGTTTTTGGGTTTCCGAGGAACGTGCCACTATTGTTGTCGCTGCTATGCAACGCGGCGACCGCCTGCTATATATGCGCCCAACAAAACGCGAAATGTTTCAGGAGATTTACCGCCGTTATTTAATTCTTCGCGACAAGTACCCCTCGCGCACTGCCCCCGATTTGATTATGGAAGTGGTTCACCAACCTGCACCAAAATTCTATATGACCCCCGGCTCTGCCCATGCTATTGTCTGTCGCATTAAACGTGGTTACTATGACAAATAACAAACCTCTCAATACCGTCAAGGACGTACTTGCAGAAAACGCCCGACGGCTCAAAATCATTAACTCACCCTTTAACCCTCTCACCGGTGTTGGTTCGGTCGGCAAACGTGTCAAGCTCGCTATATCCGACTTTCCTATACCGGTGCAATTTATTCCACCCTCTATGCTCGAAGTGCTGATGGTGCGTCAACTCGCCAAGGTCGGCTCTATCGAAAAGTTTATCACAGACTGTCTGCACGCTACCTACGACGACGACAACCGCCAAAAGGTCATTGACCAATTTGTGCGTATCCGTTCACGCCACGACTTCCCCTTTTGGGCAGCGTTCTTTGTCTATATCAAGAATAAGGGCGGCGGCGATGATGTGCTGTTTCGCCTTACTCGTCCGCAACGCAAGTTCGTGGCGAAGCTTGAAGAACTGCGCTGTGCCAACAAGCCTATCCGACTTATCCTGCTGAAAGCTCGTCAGTGGGGCGGCTCTACCACTTCGCAGATTTATATGGCGTGGTTGCAGCTCGTTCACCGCGTCGGCTTAAACTCGCTTATCATCGCCCATCAGGGTGCAGGCTCGGACGAAATTAAGGATATGTTCGACCGTCTTATTGACCGCTATCCCATTGATATGCTCCACCGTCTTGGCGAAGCATACAACGACAATGAGCCTAAACTTGTCGGCGTGGGTAAGTCGGGTTCTATCCACCGTGTGCCGCAACGCAACTGCAAAATCAAGATTGGCACGGCGGAGCGTCCCGACTCTTGCCGTGGTGGTGACTACAACCTTGTTCACCTTTCCGAAGTCGGCATTTGGAAAAAGACGGATGGTAAGTCCCCCGAAGATATTGTGCGCTCTGCCTGTTCGGGTATTCTCTACAAGCCTTACACGATGATTGTCTATGAGAGTACCGCCAACGGCACCGGCAACTTCTTTCAGGTGGAGTATGACAGCGCAAAACGCGGTCAGTCGCAATTTGAGCCGCTGTTCATCTCGTGGTTTGATATTGACCAATACTCTATGCCGTTCGACTCCGACAAGCAACGTCAGGAGTTCGCGGCGTGGCTCTTTGCCAATCGCCTGTCCGAAAACGTTACTTCCGACCGTGAGGAAAGCGGCAAATACTTGTGGTCGCTCTTTACTCGCGGTGCTACGCTCGAAGCTATCAATTGGTACATCGTGGAGCGTCGCGGCAAAAACTCCCACGCGGTTATGGCTTCTGAGTTCCCCTCCGACGACCTCGAAGCGTTTGTCAACTCCGGTGCTATGATTTTCGACCGCGCTCAGGTTGAAGCTCTGCGCCACTCCTGCCGTCCGCCTATCTATGTGGGCGATGTCTATGCACGCGGCGATGAGGGCGAGGACGCTCTCACAAATGTGCGCTTCCATGCCGACCGGCAAGGATTGCTGTGGGTGTGGTCGCCCCCTGAACCTAACCTGCCCACCGACACTGAACACGTCACTAACCGCTATCTCGTTGTCGTGGATATTGGCGGACGCTCCAACAAAGCGGACTGGTCTGTTATCGTGGTCTATGACCGCCTGTTTATGATTGACGGCGGAAAACCCTCTGTCGTCGCTCAATGGTATGGGCATATTGATATTGACTTGTTGGCTTGGAAAGCCGCTCAGATTGCAACGTGGTACGATGATGCGCTGCTCGTTATCGAAAGCAACACGCTCGAAACACACGACCGTGAGCGACAAGTTGACGGCGACCAATCGCAATTTGTCCTCAACCTTATCAAGGATGTTTATCCCAACCTCTATGCTCGTCGTCAGTCTGAGGAGGATATTCGCACAGGCGCGCCGCGCAAATATGGCTTCCACACCAACGTCGCCACTAAACCAATGATTATCTCAACCCTCACTAAGGTTATTCGCGAGGGTGCTTATGTGGAACGCGATGTGCGCTGCTGCGATGAGTACGACACTTACGAACGCCGTCAGAACGGCTCGTTTGGTGCTATCATAGGCAAACACGATGACTTGCTTATGACGCGCGCAATAGGTCTGCACATCTGCTACCGCGAAATGGATTATCCCTCTATCGTTCCCAACCGTATGCTGCGGCAACCTGCCCATAGGCATTCTATCTCGGAAGCTACATTCTAAACGCAACAAGGGCGCAACCATCACGGCTGTGCCCTTGCTATTTACATAACATAAAACCAAATTTACCAATCCAATTATTGTTGTTGCTGCTGTCCTTGTCCGGTCAGTGCGTTGTAGCCTTGCTGCACGGCTTGCATATTTGCGCCCTGCTGCACTTGCTGTTGTAGCTGCGGTGATAGTCCTTCGGGTACTTCGCCGTTCTCCAACTGCTCCTGCTGCGACTGCAACGACTGTAACAGTTCGTCGGCAAATGGGAAGCTGCCGGTCTGCAACATCTGCTGCAAACTGATTTGTCCGGTCTTCCATATCTCCATAAGAAAATCATTTGCCATTGCTCGGTACGCCGGTGTGCTTGTGCTCTCAATGATTGAGAGGTCAAACTCAACATCGCGTATCTTCTGTGGGTCGTATTCCACCGAAGCACCTGCCTTGCCGGTTATGTTGATTGTGCGCTTGATGTCATAGAACTGCTGAATGTTCTTCACGTCCTTATAGGCTGCGTCAATGATGAACTGACCATAACTGTCAAGCAGGTCAAGCAATGAGGTGGTGGCGTTCTGCGTCTGCTGATTGTAGAGTGCTGCACTCATTCCCGAATAGCCGGGTTTGCCTTGCAGTGCGCCGTTCACGCCGCTGATGTCCTCAAACA